AGAGATTGTTTGCCGATCTCAGGTTGAAAGCCCAGTCGGTTGGTTGGTGGTCATGGCTGACGACACTAGCTCTAAAGATCTCTGTGTACGTTGAATATCCTGTCAAGGTCGTATTTGAAGTTACGGCCGATGCCCTCACTAGCCTGTACACTCCGGTGTACTATCTCCTTGACCGTATGGAGTTTCTTGACCTGTGCACACTGTTGCCAGTTCCCAAGAAGAAACTTTATCGCTCTTGGTTTCTAGATGAGAGACGTCATCCTCAGATGAATGGTACCCGTTTCATTTGGGAAGCCAAAGTCAAGACCGAGTTTGGGAAACCAAACAAGGCCGATCGTCTTTATGCAAATGGTGGGGCGGCGTGTCTCATGGATAAAATAGTTCCTGATTTGATCAAGAAGCTTTTGAAACATGAGCTAGACCTCTCCAGCTATTTCAACCTGCCATACCCAGTAATTGTAAAACACTGGGATAGTCAGGCACGATCGGTATCAGAGGAAATGTTTGAGAGGATCCTGTCCATAGCTGACCCGGATTTTCTGTATGTAGCATATTTTTCTGATGACATGTTGGCTTTTCGTAAAATCAACGGTGTACTGGAGATTGTCGAGGTTGACATCAGCTCGTGCGATGCAAGCAACGGACCAGCTATTTTTGGGATTGTCCTACAGATGCTGAAGTGGTTTAGTCCAGAGTACGCCACATCCATTGTTCGCCAATGCACCTACCCCGTGGTTCTACACAATCCACATAACAAAGAAGAGTATGTTCAACTCTTGCCCCAGTTTATTTTTGAGTACAGCGGTAGTATCCTCACTACGATCCTTAACGATGTTGCATCTTTGATGATTGTGTGTGGAGCTTGCGAGATCCTGGTGCAGGATCCCCACCGCCCAATTGATGGAGCATTTTTTGACGGGGGACATACTAACGGTTATGTAGTAACTGTTGATATCCGCGAGCGTATGCACCAGGCTACTTTTTTGAAGCGCTTCTACACCGGAACAACTTCAGCCCTCTGTCTTGGGGCCCAGATGCGTAGCGTCGGGGTTTTCATGGGAGGGCTGGATGCGAACAAACTTGGTGTTACACATAAAGAGTTTGTTCGCCTCACGGAGGCGGAGATGCTGAAGATTCACATACTAAGTCGCTTGGAGTCATGGGTTAACGAACCGGTGAGCATTATTATTAACGCTTTTAGAACTTTCTTGAGCTTGCCCACGTTACCCGTTGAGCTGACACTAGAGGATCTCCAGTCCAGGTATGGAGGAGAGGAGTATGAATGGAATTATCTCGTTAACGAGTTGCAAACGATGCAACCCGGTTACCTAATCCAGAGTTCCGTTTTGGGTTATGTCTATGATATAGACTACAGTCTCCGATGAAGAGCATCGAGG